TTTGCGGCTGGGCCGTTACGCAGATCTCATCGCCGAACACATTGGTTAAATCGGTCGCCATTATTACGGTGTGTCCCTCCCTACTCGCGGCTGGTTAATGTCTCGCCGGTCAGTTGTCGGATAATATTGAACTTCGTTGTGATAGTGATTATTAATCACCGGCTGAGTTTGACGCCTGACGCCCTGCATTTCTGCGGCTGACAATATCGGGCTTGCGATTCCACTCAATTGGCCGGGTTCAAGGCCAACGGCCGACTTCACGCCTTCAATATAGAGCTGCTGCTTGATTAGCCATTCGGGGACTCTTTGTTTTCTTAACGCCTCCTCGTAAGCCAGCAAATAGACGCCCCACTGCATACTCTGTGTGTCGGAGCCTTTAATGTTTTGAATGGAAACAGCCAATTTGCGGGCCTTGTCCTCTAAGGCGGCCATCTCGTCTTTACCGAGAAGTTCGGTAATCATTTTTTGAGTTAAATCTTTACTGCCGACATCCGCACCGACTACGCTGCCGACCGTTTTCATCATAGCCGCAGGCGATTTTAACATAGACAATAAAACCGATGCACCTTCTCTACCCGCAAGCAGCTCGGCTTCGGAAAGACCGAATTGCCCAGCCTTTTGTTTTTCGGAAAGAATATTGATTTTTTGGAGAAAGCCTTCACCAGCATCCACTCCTAATCTGCCGAGGAGTTTCTGGCTTTCGGGCGTCCCTCGTCCCTGAAGCCCCATAAAGGTAGCTCTCAAGCCGGTAGTCGCAGTCGAAGGGCTGGCTAACTGCGTAGTTACATAAGCCCACAGGCCGGCTGACTGAGCGCCGCTAAGGCCGCCGCTCATGCCGACAGGTAAAAACTCAGGCATATATCGCCCCACATCCTCGGCTGTCCCTCCCGCCTCTTCGATAGTTTTAAGTAAAACATTTTGGATTCGATTCGCATCTTTTTCGCCCGTTTTTTTAGCGTAGAGGGAAAACATATCGACCAGCGTATTGAGATTTGTTTCGGGCACCGTTCTTCCTAACTCGAGCGATTCCTTGAGTATGTCCTGCTGCTGCTGCCGAGTGAGTCCGGCGCCTTTGCTCCTCAATGTGTACCATGACTCAGCCACTTCCTCGAACGGCCTGCGGCCGTAAACGGCGTAGGCCTCCACTTCTTTTCTCAGCTCAGGCTTTTCCTTGAAAAATTCGCCGAGATATTGCAGCATTGTCAGTTTTTTCTGCTGCTCGGCTGCGATGCGGCCATGTTCCTTTATCGCATCCATCTGCGTGCGTATCGCACGAGTGATTCCATTTATTATAGCCCCGACGCCCGCGAGCGCCGTAATCCAAGATAAAATCGAATCTTTTAATTTGCCCAGCCCCGTACCGGCACGATGACCTTCCGTTCCGATTTTCTCGGTACTTTGCGATACATTGTCGAGCTGCTGCTTAGCCTCTGCAGCGCCGGGGGTCTTGATATGTATATTTACATCTTTAGCCATATTTTAAAAGCAAATCAAAAAGACTTTAAAAACAGCTTAAGCAATCGTTAAAACCTTGTTTGCTCCATCCAAGGTCAGCGGAGCATCGACATCGTTGCCGACCTGATAGTTCAGGGCGTACTCGCTGTAGTCGGAATTGATATCAGAGTTTCCGCTGCCGCCAACAAAGAAGGCGTTAGCTACGGTCAGCGTCTTGTCATCTTCGCCCCCTGACTGGGTAATCGTTAAAACCAAATCGTCCGCAGCGGCCAATAGTAACTGCTGCGACTTTAGCTGGGCGGTAGTTATCTCTGAATCTTGGAAGCTGATAGAGCCGCCGATATTCATCGCCTCAAGACAGACATCGACTGCGGTATAAGCAAGGTCAGCATCGTTGCAGGCCTTGCGCAAGATGCCGGAGGCCTCGAAGCTGAAACTTAGGACGTGATAGATATCTATCTCACCGAAAACGGCAGTGGAAATCCTGAATCCGCCGCGAGCGGCAGGGACGTAGGTCGGAGCGGACTGGCTGTCGGTCATAGCGTGCATATCGGCGATTGTCGCGGTCTCAGAAGCAGCGCGGCACTCAAACTGGGCCGTGACTACCGCGTGAGAGCCTTTAGTGAAGCGAATGGCTGCCGCATGGATTACCGGGGCGGTCAGCGTATGCTTTACGTAGCCGGTCGCGGCGGCAGCTCCGCCTTTGCGTTCGTAGAAAATAAAAGTTCCTACGGTACCTAAAAGCAGTAATATCGCCTCTGGCCAATCCTGACATACTAAAGAGCCGCGACAGAACTGGGTCTCTCTATCTACTATCGCAGGACCGGCCAGCCCATCGGGCGAGCTGCGGATTACGTTTTCAAAGCCCTCTTCAAGGGCTACGGTCATTATACCGCCGCAGGCGACGCCGTTAATTGTAGCGGCTACGGGGTTATATACTCGTTTATTTACAGTTGCCATTTTTATCTCCTAAACATTTATTCGGCTTACTTCAAATCTCATTTGGATACCGGATATATTGGGCGTGTCGATAGTTAGGAAATCGCCTGTGTAATAAAACTCATCACAGTCAACTACGATGTCATCGGGACGCTTTTTGTCAAAGAGCGTGATAACTAAATCCCTGATTTTGCTGACGCCAAGACGCGAGTCACTGCCCCACATAGAGACGGCGGTCTCTTTGGATTTGACGACAACGAGAACATCGAACTCTAAGATTTCGCGGAGGTCTCTGCCGCCTTCGCGAGCGGTGTCGCTGTTCATATAGCCCACGTAAACGGCGGGCGTTTTCTCTATACCCTCGATGCCGCCATGGACAGCGCGGAGCTGATGCTTAAAGAGTTCGGCGATTTGGAAGACAGCACTGCCGCCGTGCTGCAGAGCAGCGAGCTGTGTTACCATCCAGTCAGCCAAAGTCACGATAAGTCCGCCGTCGCCGGGCATTATATCTTCCCTTCAATTTCGTTTTCGATTTCACCGCTGATAACATCGAGGTTATCGAGAACGCCGTCAGATAAGGCGGAAGAGCCTTGAATAAAAACGCTTTTAACTAAGACAAACAATGGCCTGAATTTGCCTTTTTTCCCGCGAGCGTAACCGAGAACATTACTGCCCTTAGGTCTAAATAATTTAACTCCGAGCTGAGCCGCAGCGTCTCTAACTGATTGATATTTCGGGACGCCGGCTGCTGTCAGTGCCTCGCCAATCGGAATCGTTAACGCGCGGGCACGCTTGGGCGTAATAGTTTTACTTTCATCGCCCAAAAGCCATTTATATTTATCGACCGGAGAATTGTCCGGCACGCCGACAATCAGATGCAGCGGCTCGTGCAGCCAAGAGCCAATATGCTTAGCGAGCATTCCGGTCCGTCGGCTGAGAGACTGACCGCTGAGGTAATCTCTGGCGATAGAGCCGACAGTGATTTGGCCGCCGCGCTCGAGTCCTTTAGAACAGGCGTCAATTAAGGCCTTGCCCATTGCGCCAAGCTCAGAGACAGTAGTATTAAATTCCGGCCCCATCTGGAGGGTTACGTTCATAGCCGAGACCTCCGGTATTTGGTTAGTGTTACTTTGACCAAAGGCAATAAATCCATCGCGGAGAATTTACTGATTGAGCCGCCTTCAGCGCTGACCGATGACAGGCCGATATCGCTGCGTCTCTTATAGATAAAGCAGGCCTGCATAATCGCGGCCTCTCGCAGATCGGCGGGCAGTGCGTGCTCGCCGGTGCCGGGGGTCTCATCGGCTCCGCAATAGCCTCCTCGATAAACGAGCTGGATAGAGTCCTCGTAACCGGACCACTTGCAATTCATTCGATATATGATTCCATTTTTGGCTTCCTTGGTAAGCCGGTAATCTGTGTTCGCCGTCAGCGCGGACTCATCGCCGAAGGTATAGAGCGCGGACTCTTTTATTGAGGTAATCGAAATCACCGGATAACGTTCGAGCTGCAGGAATGCAGACTCACCGGTATAATATTCAGTGACATCCGAATCAGTCATTAATAACTTGCGGCCGGTCTCATTGTTGAAGATTTCCTCAAGGCCGAGGATGATTCTATTTAGCATTGCATCGTATTCGGTGTTGCTTCCTATGCCGAGCCGGTCTTTGATGTCGGCTATTGTGCAGAGCTGCCGAGTTACGGCGGAGAATGTTACGGCGATAGTCATATCATCAGATATATCGCGGAGCGTATGCGTCAGGCCGCCTTCATGGACAACCGCGCCGTTAACGAGCCATTGATTTACCTGATAGCCGGCTGCCGGAGCGGCGGTAAATTCCTGCAATCCGTACAATACTACAATAGTGCTTCCGTCCGGCGCAATACTGCCGCCGACACCTGACGAAGATGTCAATTCTCGGCTAAAAGGTATGCCGCCAAAGACCCAATCGAATACGCCATTCAAGGCTACTATATCTGCATACCAACCGGATTCGGCCTGTATGTAGTTGCGGCATGGAGAACCTACATCATCTCCGGCATCAAACTCACAGTACCACGCTCGGCCATTGACGCCTACAATACTCTCTACATCAGATTCGCTAACTTTAGCGCCAAAGCCGTCGCTCCATATTGCAGAGAGCTGCTCCGGTGTAAGTACGCGATTGTAGAAACGAGCCTGACCGACCATTGCATTGAGTTCGCCGTTTAAAAAATTACTGTCAGCTTCAGGTTCGCCGCTAAGCTCGCTGGCCAAGAGCGGCGTAGGATCGCCCGTCGCGACAAGTGTGTTATCGACATAGAGCTTTAGTCCGGTGGCAGAGTCTCTATCGCAGGTTACCGCGATCAAGTGCTGCCGACCATCATTAAGATTGACCGTATAATCCAGATTGATACTGCTGCCGCCTCGCAGCCGAACCGATAAAGTATGGGAATCAGGCACAGTCGTATCTACATAGAGATCGAATGAATTACCTACCATCAGTATGGCGTATGATGTGGCTGGAGCCTCTTCGTGACTGAACCAAACGGTGTAAGTGAAATCATCAAGGTATGGTGCGAAATTGGCGATTTCGCCCACCTTGATGTTCGAGGTCTGTTTTAGTATTCTGAGCATCAGCTTTGCCATAGTCTATCGCCTACTTTGTTTTATACTCAGGATTTCTACCCGGCAGGAACTGTTTATCTTGCGGACTTTCCTGCATCTTTTGTTTTTGCTTTTGGCGGCCATTCGAGGCCGGCTTCCTTCGCGAGTTTTCTTGCTTTATCTTCTGCATCTTCAAGCTCCGGTAATAATTTTTTAAGCTCTATTGTTCCGGCCCCAATCGCCTGTTCGAGTTCGCCGCAGCGGGCGTTGAGTTTTTGGAACAACTCAATTGCCGACTGAGCCTTTTCGGTTTTTTTGTTTTGAGCGGACGCCTTTTTGTCGAGCCGCTCTTCCCACGGAGGGCAAGTGTCGATGACGTTATTTTTGCCGAGCCGCTTTTCGTTTCTGAGGGCTTTGATGACATTCTCAGGCAAATCGTATTTGCGGTCCGGGGCGAGTATTAAAACTTGACCGCAGACGCTGCCCGAAAATCCTTTAGTTATAAGTACCCACATAATTAGACTCCTTGTTTTTTTGGGGCCTGAAGCCGAAGCTGTGCAGCCATCCGCATCAGGTCAACTAAGTTCATAATTTTAAAATGATTGCATATTATTTTCGGGTCAACCTTTACGCGGAGGCCGGCCTCGTTGCATTTGCGGAAAAAATGGACATCCTCGGATTCCTGAGTGCCATCCTCGAACTCAATCCACTTGAACCAAGGCCACTTAACTTTTTCAAAAACATCGCGGCGTATTAAAAGACAGCCGGCGCCGCCGGCATCGACCTCGAACGGCTCGGTTAAAGAAGGCAGCCGTTCGAGCAGCCGATAGCGCCGGTCAGAATCTTTATTCATTAATGCCCATCGCAAACCCCTGTGCATCCAGACCGGATAGCAGCCGCTGGCAAGCGGGCAATCCAACGCCAACAGCCGCTCTATGCAGTCCAGCGGCGGCTCGATGTCGCTATCTATAAGCAGCAGATAGTCGAATTCCTTCCGCGATAAGAACAGCCTAATCAGGCTGTTGCGGTTGAAATCGACCGGCCGGCCGGTCGAATTGACATCTCTTACATTGGGCATCTTGGCCGCAACGTGAGACTTCCACGCATCAAGCGATTCGTGGATGCCGCCATGAGTCGGGATTGCGAGAAGGACGTTATTCATTTAGGCCTCGACTAATTCCTCAAGACCCATATCCGTTGCAGATTTTATCTGCTGGCCGCCAAAGAGGCGTCCGACTATGCAGAGGTTGCAGCCCGTTGTGCCGTTGCCGGCGTGCGGGGCTTTGACTCTCATATACCGCTTATGCTCTTTTTTAAGCGATACTTCTATCGCGAAGATTTTGTCGTCGTCGCCGGCGCCGATAACGGCAGCAAGCTCCGCGCCGTCAATCTCCTCGTAAGAACCGCCTGCGGTATCGCATTGTTCGATTACCGGAGGTGTTGCCTCATCGGTCGAGCCGATTGCGATATCGAGCGTCCCCACGTGGAATTCAAATCGCACCTTATCATCAAACCCGAAGGTATCGAGATATGTGTTGCCTGCGAAGTCGCCGTCATCTTTGAGCTGCGGAGGCAGCAGAGTGACGACTTTTTCACGTTCGTGTGGTCTCATCTTTTTATTCCTTTCTTTTTTTTTTCGTCAATAGTAACAATATTTTGCCGACCCAAAACAAACGGGGGATGAGCGAGAGGACCGAAGTCCTGACTATCTATCACCCCGTCTATTTTGGGAAAAATTCTTGCCATAATCAAAACTCAAAAATCATTAGGCGATATCAGCATAGAGGCCGACTATAACGCCCTGCTCCTGGTCCGCTTCGTCCTCATCGGTCGAGTTGCCGACGCCGGTTACATTATTCATTCCGATTCGCTCGGTGGCACGCATAGCGATACTGTCGGAGGTGAATAATACAGAACTGTCTGTCGCGATCTCAAACTGCCGGGCGTCGCCGAGAACGCAGCCCTGCCTTAAGTTGCCATACAACAGAGGCACGTGGTCTGCGGCAGCCTTGACCCTATTCATCTGAGAGACGAATTCGACCGGCCGGCCGAGGAAATACGGATTCGCCGTAAAGGCCGTATTAATTACCTCAGTAGCGCTAGTGCCGTTGAGTGCTAAAGCGATTCGCAGCATAACCGTGTAATAGAAATTACGGTGACAGAACCACTTCAAGTCCACGTTATCATCGGCGTCATCATGAATCAATCCCGGCAAGGCCAAGATATCTTCACTTGTGATATTAGCCCAAGCGCCGGCAGTGCCCTGCACTCGCAGGCTTAGGATTTTCGAGACGGTCGCGTTAACAGCTAACAGCGCCGGTATCAAGCCGACATAATTGAAATAGGCGGCCGTACCGTCACCTAAGAAACCGCAGGCATCTTCCTTGCGTCCGAATGCGCGGGCCAGTCTTCTGCCGCAAACTTCGCCAATCGCAATCGCGGCGTCTTCGCTCAGCTCGCGTGGAATCGGGATATACGAAATCCATTTTTTCGGGGAAAGGCCGCCTGCTCCGAAGCCGAGGGTACTTGACGACGGAGCGACTCCGGCATCGAGGCAGTACACCTCAGGGTCGCCCGCCATTATCGGGAACGAGCTGCTTGCGCCGATGGGCCAGACGGTCGCGTTGCGGCGATAGACGCCGAAGCGGCCGATACGCTCGATAAGATAGGGCTTGAAGTCTTCCGGTATAGTCGGGTCGCCCCAGCCTTTGGTGTTGAGTTCGCCGTCTTTACTTAGGTACTGGATTTCAAGTCCGCGATTTTTAAGGGACTGCTTTGCGGATTCCGAGCCGCAGACAGCCATTAAGAACATACCGAAATCTTTGCACATCTCAAGGTTCGGCCAGAAGCCTTTATAGCCGCCGTCAGCGGTGCGGATTTCAGCGAATCGGCTTTTACGGAGGTTGGCGATGTCGGCAGTGAGCTTATCAGCTTGAGCCTTAAGCTCTTCGACCGCAGTGCGGGCCTGCTTCAGCTCGCCGCCAATCTCGGCCTTAACCCTTGCCTCGTCCTCAGCCATCTTGGTCTCAACGAGCTTTAAGACCTCGGTCTTTAAGGCCGTGCCTTTCTGGAGGTCTTCAACGCTTTTTTGTATTTGTTCTAATGTTACCATTAGTTCTCCTTTACACTTTCATGCTATTTAGGGTTTGTAATAATTTTTCAGCTAAATCCTGCTCGACTATGTTATTGTCGCCGCAGGAATCAGGCAGTGCATCGGCATCGTCGAGCAGATGCTTAGCCAGTCCGTCCGGGTCGGCGATTAATAGCGTTTTGATTTCATCGAGCTTCTGCTCGATGAGTTTATTCTGCTGACTTACGACTTCAGTGACTATGTCTTTGATTTCGTCATCGCCAAAGTAGCCCTTGGCTCTGGCCAGCGCTCTTCGATTACTCGGAACAGGGACCGCTGATATCTCAAGCAGCTCTATTTTTAGATACGTTCTAATCCATCCGAGCTTCTCATCTTTTTTGTCTTCATGCTCAATCGGAATAAAACCTATGCTGAAGGCCCTCATGTGTTTGTCTTTATAGAGTTGCCAGTATTCTTCGCCGAGGGCGGTAGTCGCAAACTTCATCGTAAACGTAACCTTCGAGTCGCCAATTTCAATGCTCTCCGGCAATGCCGAACCTATTACTGGCGATGAGCCTGAGGATAATCTGTGCTGATGGCAGGCCAAGATAACAGGGTTCGCCTTGAATGCGCCGAGCGACTGCTTAAAGGCACTTGGTAATACTACCTCATGGTCTCTGTCCATATCATCGGTTGAGGCTACCGCATCGAGGGTGCGGTCAAGCTCGTTGATTTTTTTTACATCAGCGAAAAAATATTTAGTTTTCGGTTCCATTTTTCAAATCCTCTTGCATATCTGAATAGGTATAGAATTTTCGATAATGACTGATGTCGAAGCTCTTGCCGGCGGCGGCAAGTGCGATTTGCAGACAGCGGCAATTAATGATATTGGCTGCTGAGCCGGCCGGGTCGGCCGGGTACATTAAATCTTCGCCGCCTACGCTGAACGGCTCATCGAGCGGGATGCCGGCGGCATAGCGGGATTCAGCTTCTTTGTGGGCATCGCGAACCACTTCGTCCCGCGAGGTCAGCCAGCCCTTTCTCTCGACTCCGGCGGTCTTCATCCCGAAGTGCCGTCCGCTGTCAACAGCGCCTGCGGTCTGGGTGCGTGCGATACGCTGGGCACGCTTGAGGGCAAAGCCGAAGGAGTCTTTGAGCCGATTAGTCAACTGGTTCAATCCTTCGCCTGATTCGAGGCCCTGCCGCAGCTGATTAGCGATGAGCTGCTGGGTGACCTTATTGACCTCGGTTATTTTAGAGGTACTGATTTCCATTTTCTTCTTTAGTGCCGGATTAAGAAGGGTCTGGTCGGTCAGCTTTTTAAGCTCATCTTTTTTTGCACCTAAGACCTCGGTCAAGCTCTGCCTTATGCCAAGCTCAGAGGCCTTGGCGAAAAAGGTCTGGTTAATCACTCTGATTTTGTTGTTTTCTTTTCGGATATCGAAAACTACGCGGGCGACAATCTCGTCGCTTGTCGCTCGTATCTCGCCGATCGCAGATTTAGAGTCACCAATGACATCTTTGAGTTTTTTTATGATTTCCCGCTGCTGCTTAACGAAGAACAGTCGGATTGTGCTTTGATATTCACGCTCGATACCGAGCCAGCTTGTGACCCAGCCGCGCCAGATACGTGCCCGCTGCTGCTCATCTTTAGCCACAGATGTCACAGATTTCACGGCAGCGGATTTTTCCGGCTCTTCGCTGGCATCGGATTCACCTTCAGGAAGAGACGGACCTGTAATTCCTTCAAGTCCGGCCTGCAAGATATAGTCGGCCGGGACTTGGCCCATGCCGACCCAGCGATGCTTGCCGGCCTCGGTCAGCGGGAACGGTAAATCATAGGCCTCGATGATATCGTTAAGCGGTACACCGGCATCGACAAACTTCAATGCCTTCTCCGCGACTTCCCTGTCATATTCCTGAACGGATGGATGCTGTGCGGAATCGAACCACGCGAATAACTGGGCCTTAGTGTCTTTGGCTTTGCGGCTGTGATAGTGATAGAATTTGTTGTTACTGAGCTTAGCTGCTGAGACAGTCTCGAATCCGCCGCCGAGCCATTTGGATTTCGGTGCGCGGGTTAAAATCGAAGATGTGATATGGCCGGCGAGCAGACGAGTAAAAGGGATTACCGTATTGAATATAAAGTCACGCTGAGCGGGGCCTTGAGAATACTGAGCCTCTGTTATCAGGCCGACAACGCCCGGAGGGACGCCGAAGGCCGAGCAGATTTTCTTATCGCTCAATTCGGTGATTTGTGCGACTTCCATATCCGCCATTTTCATCGCGACTGTTTTTAGGTCGGCCCCGCCTGTTATAATCGCGGTCCGTTTTGCTTTGGCCGCGCCGCGATGGCGGGCGTCGAACTGCTCGCGGAGCATTCTAATTTCGCCATCGGAGGGCTTGCCCTGCAGAGATATTATTGTGCCGGGTTCAGCGCCGTTGGCTAAGACATTGGCGTTATAAAGAGCCGATGCGAAAGTATAGTCGATATTGACCTTGGCGGCGTCAACGGGACCGAGGCCGTGGAACTTATCGTAAGGATTGAAATTTTTGATTTGATGGACTTCATCGAGAGTGAAGTTCTGCTTCTCGCCGTGCAGGCCCCTAAATTCCCAACCGATAAGCTCGCCATTGGGCAGGCGGTTATGCGTAATCGGGTACATCTGTCTGCCGCAAACGACTCTGATTTCTTTGCCCTTTTCAGAGTCGAGGAAAACCCAAAAGACATCAGAGTATAAGGCATAGAATCCGACCGTGTCGCGGATGAAGTCCTCGTAGTTCATCGCGGGATTGTTAAAGAGCAAATCATACGCCGCGCCAGATTCGACTATATCTTCGTTAATAGTCGAAAGCATCAGCGGCAGGCCCTGAACGGATGAGATTAATTTATTAACGCAGGTGAAGACGAGACTGACCTGCTTATAGGGGGCCGTTGCTTTCGAGTCGGATTCGCTTTGCGGGTCGCCGCCGCCCAGCCACAGCCGGGCATAGGTAGACAGGCTCAGTGCCTTATCGACAAGCCTGCCTGCTAATCCGCTAATATGACTTTTTATGCTCATAATAAGATACACTCTGAAGTTTGAGGTTTGACTGCGGCTTCCTTGGCTAACGTGCTGGCCCAAAAATCGTCCGCGTGGCCAAGCTCATCTGTCGCTACGGCATCGAATCGGATATTGCCGGAAAGAGTTACGGTCTTTTTTACAGAGCGAAAACTTTCACGGACATGCCGGTCATCGGGGACTCGGCATCTTTTATCCTGAAGCATGCCGAGCTGCTGGCTTGCCAAGTGCTCTTTGACGGCGGAGGTAAACTTGACCTTTTCAACTCTGTATGCGCCGAATCTCTGCTGGGCCTGTTCGACAAGCATATCGCCGATGCCGGTAGCATCGATGCAGGCACGCCGGATATTTCGATTGTTAAGCAGGTCGCTTAAGACGGTAAGCTGGACGCTGTAAGGAGTTTTCGAGAGCCGGATTATTTTGCGGCATATCAATACATCGCCGAGTCTTTCATCGAGCCAGAAAACAGTGAGATGCTTTTCTCTGCCGATATCGCCGCCGAGATAATATTCATTGCCTTCTTTGGTTTCAAGCTCACGCAGGCAGTTTGCATCTTCACAGCTTTGGTACAGATCGTAAGGTATCAAGGTTGATTCAGTTGCCGAAGGGATGCACATATATTCCTGATTCCAAGCATCCTCGTTGCGGCAGCGAGCGCGGCATTCGGCTAAGAATCTTTTGCGGGCATCAAGGTCCATACGGTCAAGCTTGTAAACCTTTTCGGCAAGCCCCTGCTCTACCGCATCAACAATCGTAGTGCGATGCAGACTCCAGTGCATAATTTTAGCTTGGTCAAAGGTCAGCTCGCCGGTCAAAACTCTTTTTATGATTTTTGCGAGTTCGTTAAACTGCGAGCTTTCTCCGTTGTGGGTTGACAGCACGCGGATATCATAGCCCCATGTCGTTGTCGGCAGAGCGGCGTCAAGCATCTCTTTCGGGTTGTCATGCCATGCGAACTCGTCAAGCACGACATCGCCGCCTTTGCTTCTAAACCGGCGGGGATTGCTGCTCATGCAATTCGCACGAGAGCCGTTCGGCCACTCGATTACATAGTTGTTGAACTTATAGCCTTTGTCATCTTCGAGGACTTCGAGGATTTCGTTGGCCACAACATCCATCAGCTCGCACCACTGTTTGCAGTACAAGGCGTATTCATAAGCGGCAGACTCATCTGCCGAGCTGAACCACAAATCGCGTCTGTGGTCAATCCGGTTGCGGTCTCTGCAGGTTTTGTAGCTGTCCGCGTAGGTCATTCCTATACGCCTCGATTTCTCGCTGAGCATCGCTTTTGCTTCATCGAGTATCCAAGCGATTTGATACGGCAGGAAATAGCCCCTTGAAATCAAATTGTCGGCCTTTTGAGCTACGATTTTACGACTCCTAAATGCTCGTCGATGATTTCCTGTATAAGTTTTCTGTCAACGCCGGCCTTACTGAGCTTGTCCTTAGTTGAAGCCGTAGCCTTTTCAATTTTATCTTTGAGCTGCTCGCGGATGTACTTATCCGCATTAATAGCTATCGCCGTGCAGTCCTTCATTGCGGTAGCGATATCGCGAAGCTCCTTTGCGCTGTAATTTTCGTGCTCGGTTATAAAATCAATCGTTGTGGCTGTTATCATCTCGGCGACGGCCTTTTGGGTTGCGGATGCCTTCTCGGCATTGATATCCGCCATAATGTCGCGAGTAATAGCCCCGGCCTGCTTCATACGGGCCATAATCCGCATCCT